CAGGAGTCACAAGATGAGGAACTTTGGTGGTGGGTGCTGGCAACGTGGGGGGTAAAAATACCGCGTGTCAAAGTCTGTCCAGATCACGTAGCGCCGTTCACTGCATTTGCTGATGCATATTACGCGCGTCATGCGACAGCGATTTGGAAAGCATCCCGTGGATTCGGCGGCAAGACAATGCTGCTGTCAATTTTGGGGATGAGTGAACTAGTAAGCATTGGGGCGTATGCAACTATTCTCGGTGGATCAGGTGCTCAGTCCCTACGTGTTCACGAGACAATGCAGGAAGCGTGGAATTATCAAGGCTCTCCTTCTTATCTTCTTCTTCGTGACCCAACGAAATTTGATACCTATTTGACCAATGGTGGTCATGCCCGAACTCTGATGGCGTCAACCAAGTCTGTTCGAGGACCGCACCCAATGCGTATGCGCCTTGATGAGATAGACGAGATGGAAATGAAGGTTCTTGAATCCGCACAGGGTCAGCCCATGCGGAAAAAGAATTTCAACGGTGAATGGGTAGAAACTCAGACCGTAATGAGTTCCACACATCAGTATCCAAATGGAACCATGACGAAAATGTTGAAGCGTGCCAAAGATTCTAGTTGGCCGGTATTTAATTGGTGCTGGAAAGAAACGAGTAATCCGATAGATGGGTGGTTGACCCAAGATGAAGTCGAGCGAAAGCGAACTGAGATTACGGCTGCGATGTGGGCAGCAGAGTATGACCTACAGGAACCCTCTTTTGAGGGTCGTGCAATTGATGAGTCAGCGGTTGACGCGATGTTTGATCCTGCTCTGGGTGTTGCTCAGGCCGGGGAAGGTAAGTACATAGAAATTGCTCCACCAGATGACACTCGTGATTACATAACGGGGGTCGATTGGGCCAAGAGCCGTGACTTCACAATTATCTGGACGTTCAATGCGACAGAGGAACCGTGGGTAACTGTGGCGTTTGAACGTATCCAGCGTCGTCCGTGGCCCGCCATGATCGACCGTCTCAACAAGCGGCTGGAACGCTATGGTGGCAAGGTGGCGCACGATGCGACCGGGCTGGGTGGCGTGATTGATGACTACATTGTGATTCCCCCAAATGTTCGACCAAGGGATATCCATGCCGTCATTATGGGTGGGCGCAACAGAAGCGATATGATTACGAACTACATTAGCGGGATTGAACAAAAACTTTTGAAAGCACCACGACTACTTTCTGTGTACGACGAGCACCGATTTGCTACACCGGACGATTTATATAATGGGTCAGCAAGTTCACACCTTCCTGACAGTGTGGCGGCTGGTGCTCTAGCATGGACACTAAGGAACACATGGGCACGAATTTCTGTGCCAGTAGATGTGAGTTTTAACCGGCCTTCTTCCCCGTGGAAGATTTAGGAGATTTGGCAATGGCACAAGAGCGGGATTCGAAAGGGCAGTTCTTGCCCACCGCCCCCGGCGTTTACGTTAGCAAGGCCGTTCCACACATGAGCGGTACAAACGTGAATGGTGCTCCTGCTGGTGCCACAGGTCTAAAACGATCTGGTGGGTATATCTTTGAGGAATTCCTAAAGGAACTACAAGGGCAGAACGCCTCACGCATCTATCAGGAGATGACGGACAACGATCCCATTATTGGGGCGACACTCTTCTCCATTGAGATGTTTCTCCGCAAGGTCAAGTGGTTTGTGGACCCGGCCACTCAGGATACAGACGGAGAAGAGAAAGCAAAGTTTTTGGAAGAGTGTAAAGATGATATGTCTCATACGTGGGCAGACTTTATCTCGGAATCACTCTCAATGCTTCCTCACGGCTGGTCATTCCACGAGACGTTGTATAAGAGACGGACAACTGATCGACCACCCGAGGATGAGGAAGCACCGTCAAAATTCAACGATGGAAAAATTGGGTGGAGGAAATTTGAGATTCGTTCTCAGGATTCACTCGACCGTTGGGATTTTGATGATGATGGCGGCTTGCGGGGCATGTATCAGCGTCCCGCCCCTGATTATCAGGAACGCTATATCCCGATCAATAAAGCCCTGTTGTTTCGTACCCAGATTCGAAAGAACAACCCAGAGGGTCGGAGCATTCTGAGAAATGCTTACAGGCCGTGGTATTTCAAGAAGCGCATTGAGGAAATTGAGGGCATCGGTGTAGAGCGAGATTTGGCTGGTCTGCCATTTGCCGAGGTTCCTGCTGAAATGATGCGGGATGACGCCAGTGATGCAGATAAGGCCACACTTGCAAGCATTGTGCAGTTGGTAAAGAACGTACGACGTGATGAGCAGGAAGGGGTCGTGTGGCCCCAATCATGGGATGAGAAGGGAACGCCGCAGTACACCTTCAAACTCCTGTCAGCGGGTGGTTCTCGTCAGTTCAACACCGATCAGATCATCACGCGATACGAGCAGCGCATGGCAATGTGTGCCTTGGCCGACTTTATTCTGTTGGGTAACGATAGTTCCGGCAGTTTTGCACTTGCCACTTCAAAAACTGGAATGTTCCAAGCCGCGTTGGGCGCGTGGCTCGATGTAATTATGGACGTGCTCAATAACTACGCTGTTCCGCGTTTGTTCCGGTTGAATGGTGTTGAGGGTCCATATCCAAAGTTCCGCCATGACAGTATTCAGAAGCCTGCATTGGCTGATTTGGGTACGCTCGTCGCTGCACTCGCTGGTGCTGGTGCTCAGTTGTTCCCAGATGTAGAACTAGAAAACTGGTTCAAAGATTTGGCAGGTATGCCCGTTCGCAATACCACACCACAAGCGGACTCCAAGGAAAATGATTTGCGGAACAAGAAGTTGGAGGCAGATATTGCTACTTCTGTTGCTGCCATTGACCAAGCCAAGAACCCTGCGAAATATGCAAACCTCGTCAAGCGACCGACCCAAACGAATGCGCCATTGGGCAAGCAACCAGACACTAAGCCGGGTGCGCCAACGAAAACAACGGGGGCAGTGAAGAGTAAACTTCCTCCACAGTCACGTCGTCGTACTGCATCGGTGAACGCCAGTGAGAATGTTGTAAAGCGCAGCATCATCATTAAGCGGCGTCCACAAGACCCTGCATACACAGTCGAGACAGCAAAGATCAACGCGCACAAAAATGATTGGGTAGGAGTCAAGCACAAATTCATCGCTGCTGAGTGGACGCACCCCAATGGTCATCCTCGATGCCGTAAGTGTGGAGCGGAGGAACCCATTGGTGGTATCTGCCCACGCCGTCCTATCGTAAACGTACTACCCGATGGTGAAGTAGCAGATATTTTGAAACGTGGATTTCTGGTTGTCTCGTAATGTCAGTTCACGCGGTAGACCACAATGACTTCTCCACAACTGAGTGGCACCGGCTGAATGAGATTGCCACAAAGTACGAGTCACAAATGCGTCTTGCTTATACGCGGGCGATGCAAAGCGGGATAAAGATAAATACGTTGCAGTTGCGAAAGACCATCATAGATATTGTGGCGGCTACTTGTCTCTCTTCGGCAGAGACATATGGAATCGTATTCAACCCAAATTCTTCAATCTATATAGACACGGTAGACAGATTGACCGAGAAGTATGTAAGCGTTGTGGAGTCAAAAGATGCAAACGAAGCCGTTAAGAGAATCTTGCCGAGTGGGATTTCGCTTGAAGATCGGAGACGACGCTCAAATACTTTTGGGTTGGACACCAGAAGCGCACTTGAGGTTGAGCATTACCGTCAATCAGTCGGTGATGGTGTTTCCCAAATTAGGGACACAGAAAGAGTACGTGTTGACGCGGTAAACCGCCGGGGAAATCTTTTGGCAGTGACCGAGACGAATCGTGTGGTCAATGCAGCACTGGAAGCACTCTGGCTGGACAACCAAGAAATATCTAAGGCTGCTGCGGAGGTTATCTACTATGACAGCACTACTATTTCTCATATCAATAAACTTCCTCGACGCGCTCGTAAAATTATTGTCACCCGTCGTGATGATCGTGTATGTAATTATTGCGACCCGCTTGACGGAGTTAAGGCTCGTCTAGGGGAGCAGTTCGATACTGAATACGGGTTGTTTGTGAGTCCCCCAATTCATCCCCGGTGCCGGTGCTTCCTAATCGTTACAACGGGAGCGTGAGTACAGCATGAGTTACATGATGCCCGGTGATCTGCACGTTGATGTTCCTATCTCATTGTCGAGCCGTGTTAATCGGAAGAAGAAGAAAAAGAAGAACGTCCTTACCCGTGTTATTCACATTGCCAAGTCTCGCAGATACCATGTAGGCCGTGGGCATGGAAATCACTTCAACCCCAACCAGTTGCGTGACCCACATACGGGTGAGTGGATCAAGATGGGGACGTTCTCGCTTCTCTCTACCCATGAGAGGGTCATCCCTTCCCGCGAGCGCCGCAAAGAGCGTGACGCGATCCATGCGCAGCGTATGTTGACTCCTGCTGGTATGCGTGGTGCGAATGCAGGATATGTTAAGCCAAAATCTTCCGTAGTGGACGTTAAAGCCGATGAAGCCATAAAACTTCCACAAACAGCAACAAAGCAGCAAGCAGCGGCCCTGATTAGGGAAATGAAAAATACGCACACTCCCGCCGATGCGGTGTATGCGGAAATGGTGGCGCGTCGTGCTACCAACCCAAGGGGTGCTCTCAGCCAGAGTCCGGCCTATCGTGCTGAGCGAGCGCAATCTAATATCATCGCTGCTAACCCAAATTTGTCTCGCAGAGAAATGATGCAGAAAGCAAAATCAGAAGCGGCTCGGCTCTTTGCCATTGAGAAAGAGGTTTACGCTGGTCTGTTTCCTGCACCCGCAACATCAAGAGTGACACGGGCTGAGAAGAAGCGGCTGGCATCAAGCGTTCCCGGTCTGACTCGTCAACAGCAGATAACCATGATTGATCTTGGGGCCAAAACAAGAACACGAATTGTTCCTACCCCCTCTGGTTTGCAAGGTTTCCTCAATACTGAGAAGCCAGATGTTTTGGTGAAGGCCACCATTGGCATTCACAAGGGGACATGGCAAAGAATTGCTGCCAATGGTAGTTTCAAAAAGGTTGCCCCTATTCGCGCTGCCAGTATGAAGATCAAGGGCGAAAAGTGGTGGGCGAAAGAAGATGCAAAGAGAAAGGCCATAATCAACAGAGACAAGGGTAAGGTGCCCAAGGGTTTCATTGATGCTGCGATGGGTGACGAACTCACGGTTGCTCAGCGTGAAAGCCGACGATCACGAGCAAAGACTGTTGTTGCAGAACTTGCCTCTGGTGGGTTGCCACTAAATCCAGAGGACACTTTCAATCAGGCAAACGTCGCTGGTGACAAATCACTTATCACTGACCAGAATTGGCAGCGTCCTCCAAATGTGAATGCAAAGACGTGGGCGAAGTTCAAAGACCTCAAAGATCAGTTGAAGGCTCTGTCTCGTAACCATGTTGACGAGTACATAAAGAACAAAGTCACTCATGGGGATACCAGAACCGATGCTGAAATAAAAGCGGGATTCAAAGAGGACCGGGCTTCTCTCGGCAAAGACATTCAAGACATGAAGGACAAGCAGCCAGAACTCAGCATGGTCTATACCAAAGATGGCTGGGTCACTAGAGCCTCTACTACACCCAAGACACCAATTCCTGACCTTCCCCAATCGTTCTATGATCGCCAGCGTCGAATTGATGCAAGTATTGCCGCTGCTGACCAGACACCAACTGTTCCGACGAAGAAGGTTGTCAACGGAAAGGTAGTCAACCGCACTCAGCGTGAAATTGATGCTGATGTTAAGCGTGCAGAAGCAGCACTGAAAATTCAGGCTGCAATTGATGAAAAGAAAAATAGGCAAGAACAAACGTCACGCTCTCGTCGTAGTGGCGCTGGTACTGGCCCCAAGAAGCCTCGTAGCGCGTCAACTGGCCCGAGTAAGCCACGTATCACTGGCAAGACCATGCCAAAAGCCACTGTATATGACACGGTTGAGGATAAAGACAACCGTTCAATTCTTCTTGGTAACACTGCAAAGGCTAATATTGACTCTTCCGAAATCAGTGCGGAGACAGACAAACTAGATAGTTACTCTTGGAACGCATCTGATTTCAAACTCAAACTTACTGATGCTGAAATTGATAAGTACAACGCGGAACACCCCGGCGGTGGATTCGCACCAGCAGAGCGCAATGAGTTTGCGGGGATTATGAAAGACCCCAATAACGAGTTCGGTGTTGTTGCTACTTATCGGCGTGCAGTCATGGCCCCGAAGCGAAACGCCAAGAACGAACTCATCAAGGTTCAAGCGCCTCTAAAAAATGGAAAAGTTCAGTTGGACAAAAATGGTGATCCGAAAATGGTCACTGTACCTGAACACGTCCGCGATGCCAAGGGAAATCTCAGGTATTTCAACCGAGCATACAAATACACCGCAGAGCGTCAAGCAGATTCCAAAGGCCGTAAAGATGCTCGTGTTCTTACAATGGAAACAAAACTTCCCAAGTTTGATAAGGAACTAAAAACTGAAATGTTGCAAACTGACACTGGTGCTGCCGTCGCTTTGATGAGGATGCTAGGTATTCGTGTTGGTGCAACCATCGCAGAACAAGAAAAGAAAAAAGCAGAAGGCGGCGGGTCAAAAGCAAAGCAAGATGTTCGTGAAGCCGCTGGCATAGCGCATGACTGGATTTATGGAGCAACTACGCTTCGTCGTCGCCACGTCAGAATTGTTGGTGACCGTGTGCTAATTTCCTTCCAAGGAAAAGACAATGTGCAAAACATGCACAACGTTGCTAATAATCCCATGCTTCTCAAATTAGTAAGGCATCTGCTTAAGAACGCGCCCTCTGGTAAGGATGTAGAGTTGACCCCTAGTGCTAATCAGGGGACAGCAAAACTGTTCATTCATGCACGCCTGCCCGGTATTACTCCCCACAACTTGAGAACCTACTTAGCAAACGTCCTCGCTGCTGAGGAAATGGCAAAAATGCCAATACCAACAACTGAGGCTGAATACTATGCAGCACGCAACGCAGTTTTGCTTACTGTGACTGACACATTGAACAACCAACCAACACAAGCATATAAAACATATATTAACAAAGGTATTTGGTCAGCATGGAAGAAGGCCGCAAATGTCGTTGACTAGCAGAGAGCGCAGAAAACTTGAGGTAGCCATGAAGGAAAACCCTCTGGTTGCTCTCCTGACGTTTGGTGGTGACCCACGGCTGAAACTTGTACCGGGTGAGGTCAAAGATGGTATGCCCATCGACACCGAAGATGACTACGACGAGTTTGGCGACCCGTGGGGTGAGGAAACTAATGGCAATTAACAGCCGTGCATCACTGGATCGGTCGCCCAAGAAAAATTGGGTAGAGAATGCTGGTGGTCTTCCAATGTATATACGGAGGATTGCCAACCATCTCAACCAAGAAAAAGGGATGGACATTTCTCGGTCGATAGCCGTTGCTGTTAATGTAGTGAAGAGGATGTGCGGAAGCGGAGACTTGAATTTTAAGGGTGTCCAGCATGTGAATCCTAAGAGCCAAGCGGAAGCGTGTGCAGCGGTAGCGGAGTGGGAGAAGAAAAAGGCTTCTGCCCGTGTCAACAAGAGTTTGATTCGTGGCAGAAAACTTACAGATCAGGAGTACATTGACATGATTGGTGTGGAGGAAGTTCTCAAAGCGGGATTCAAGCCCGGTCAGATTCGTGATTTCCGTGGGCGGTGGGTGAATCTTCCCGGCACACATGAGTTCAAAAAGGTGGGGGTGTGGGAACACTCCGATGGTACTCACGGACTCTACAAAGGTGGTCAGCGTGCCCCTGTCAAGGTGTTCAAGAGCAAGGCTGGTGCCAAGGGTGCAATGGATCGGATCATTGCTCAGGACGCCAAGAAACCTCCACACAAATTTAGTGAGGCTGCAAAGAAGCGTGGTGTTGCTGCGAATGATGCTGCAAGGAATGCTGTCGTACAACGTAATTTGGCAGAAGGAAAAGCATCATATGCTGCCAGTCGTGCCAAAAAACCTGCAAAATCTGTTAATCCTGTTGGCAAGGATTTCCGAAACATGACCAATGCGGAGAAAATCAAGGCAGTAGAAATCATGCACGGAACTGGATCAGTTCAACATCGTGCAGCACAAATGTTTACGCCGGGTGTTCGTGCTGTCAGTCCTCGTACTTCCCCCGCTCAGCAGGCTGCACAATTAGGTAAACCAAAAACTCGTACCAAGAAGCCAAAAACACATCTTGCTAATCGCCCCAACAGTTCTGATCCAAGCCAAGTGTATGAAATTACTACCAATGCCAAGGGGCAGCGTACGGCACGAAAAGTAGACCCACATGGAACCGTTGCTGGTGCTGCTGCTCATGCTAAAAAAGATCAAGCGGTGAACATACAGATTCAAGCACTACGAACAAAGTTGAGTAGAGAAACAAGTAGTGAAAAGGCTTACTTGCTAACTGAGAAGATTAAGATGTTGAGAAAAACTCTTAGTACCTACGTTGGAAAATCTGCTATGTCCGATGCTGAGTTCGAGAAAATTTTGGGTGATGCGGATTTTCAGTAGCCCCGGCTGAGGTTGAGTTTGACCTCACCGGGGAAATTTCAAAGTCAGATGACGAGAAGCAACTCGTTTTTGGATGGACAAGTGTTGCGAAACGCGCAAACGGTGATGAGGTAGTGGACAAACAAGGCGATGTACTAGAAGATATAGATGCAATGGAAGCCGTTGCATATGACTTCGTTCTAAACTCACGAGATGGTGGCGAGATGCACATTCGCAAGGGTGTCAGCACACTTGTTGAGTCTTTTGTCTCTACCCCCGAAAAGTGGGCCGCAATGGGAATCCCCGAGGGAATCCTTCCGATTGGTTGGTGGTGTGGATTCCACGTCAACGATTCTGAGGTTTGGAAGAGCGTTAAGGAAGGAAAATACAAAGCATTCTCTGTTCACGGTACTGGTAGGCGTGTAGCCATTGAGGAAGTCGAGTAACATGCCACCCCCCAAGAAAAACAGGCTCACCCCTACCAAATACGATGAAGTGTCGTTGGTAGATTTTGGTGCAGCGGAAGATGCAATGGTCCTGATTATGAAGAGGGCTGCTCCTGATTCTGCTCCCGCAAAGAAAAAGAGTGGGGAGACTCAAAGAGCCCAGAACTGGCTAG